TTGGGGTGAACACCATAGGTTGCATGGATTAAACGAGAGTCATTTCCCTGGCTTTCAGTTTACCTACATCAGCCACAACGGCAGCATTTCACACGACATGGTGCCAGTAAGCAACGACAACATTAGCAACTTGATGATCTGCAGGTGGGACAATGAGTAAGGTTCTATGCTCGGTAGCAACAAGAGGGCGCTACCATACAACACTGCCTCTAGTATTAAACGCCATTATTAATCAAACCAAACCAGTGGATCGGTTGATTATATTTGATGATAATGACGAACCGCAAGACATGCGAAAAGAGATGATTTATTCGTACTTTTTTCAGATGTTAGATTTAAAGGCAATTAAATGGGAATGGCGGTATGCTGGCAAAAAAGGCCAACATCACATTCACCAACAAGCCAATGACATTGCAGTAAACGAGGGTTACGAGTGGGTGTGGCGTTGTGATGATGATGCTATCCCCGAGCCTAATGTGCTAAGAAGTTTATACTTACATGCACTTAGTAACGTTGGAGCAATTGGAGGGGCGGTTTTAACACCACCAAATCTATTTGAAAATGTTAACTCAACTGGTAAAATTGATCACATTGATAGTGAGCCCAATATCCAATGGAGCCCTATTCCAATGGTTAGGGAAGTTGAACATTTACACTGCACTTTTTTATACCGTGCTGGTGTGCACAACTTTAATACTGGTCTTTCACGAGTAGCACATCGGGAAGAAACGCTGTTTACATACGGCTTGCATCAAAAAGGTTATAAGGTTTTAGCGGTGCCAAACGCAACAACATGGCACATGAAGAACCCGCAAGGTGGCATTCGTAGCGAGACTAACGGCGAGTTGTATACGCACGATGAGCAGATTTTTAGAAACTACTTGGCTTGTCGTGATAAGACGATAGTGGTTTTAAATTGCGGTATGGGCGATCACATTGTGTTTAGTCACATATTGCCAGAATTAAAAGACCCAATGGTGTTTACTTGCTACCCAGATATTATACCTGGCAAGTCGATTGGTGAGGCAAAGCAGTTGTTTGGCGACATTGACAACTGGAGCGTCTACAAGTGGATGGCACATCGCAAGTGGACTGGCAGTTTGGAAGATGCGTTTCGGGGGATGTACTTATGATTATCATCGCCCCGTATGCCCAAAAGCTGCGCACTGGAAAGCTAAACCCAAAGAACTATCCGATTGAATACTGGAGGCAAGTTGTAAACGAAATCCAGAAGTTTGAAAAGGTTATTCAAGTTGGCGTTGAAGGTGAAGAGCAGTTAGTTGATATGTTTGTTAAAAACATGTCGTTGCCAAGATTGCGTGAGTTGTTGCAAGAGTGTCGTAGCTGGATTGGCGTTGATAGTTTTTTCCAGCACCTTGCCTGGGATGAAGGAAAGCAAGGAATAGTATTGTGGGGACCATCTGATCCGTTGATCTTTGGACACCATGAGAATATTAATTTATTAAAAGATCGGTCTTACTTAGTACCTAACCAGTTTATCTGGTGGGAAGCAACAGAACACAGTAACGATCGATTTGTTGAACCACAGAAAGTCATAGAACACTTAAGGAAATAAAATATGGCACAATCCGGATACACCCCAATAGTACTGTACTACACTACTTCTACGGGGACAACTCCATCATCAAGCAACTTGGTTACTGGTGAATTAGCGCTTAACGCAGCGGATGGGGCGCTATTTTATAAAAACAGCACAACCAATAACGTTACTCAGTTAGCTGGTTTGTCTGGCTACTCTGGCTTTTCTGGTGCTTCTGGCATCTCTGGTTACTCAGGTATCTCTGGCTACAGTGGAACTAGTGTTAACACCTCGACAGCCAACACTTGGACAGCAACGCAAACGTTTAATGGCACAACAGCCACTGAGGCGGTTAAGGTTTTAAACATTGCTGAGACAGCGAACATTGTGGCAGCTGCTCCTAGTGCGACTACTAACTTCTACGTTAACAGTGGCGCGGTTCAGTACTACACTACCAACGCGGCTAACAACTGGACTATTAACTTTGCGTTTAGCTCTGGCACATCACTTAACACTGCTATGGCAGTAGGCGATTCTATTTCAGTTACTATGTTGACCACACAAGGCTCAACTGCGTATTACAACTCAGCCGTAACAATTGATGGCACATCAGTAACACCAAAATGGCAAAGCGGTACAGCACCTACTAGCGGCAATACTTCTAGCATTGACAGCTATACTTACGTTATTATTAAAACAGCATCTGCTGTCTACACTGTTATTGCCACACAAACTAAATTCGCTTAAGGACTCTTAGATGTCTCGTTTATCTAAAATTGGAGCAGCCGCTCTAGCCGCGTTCGGCTGGACCTCCGGCGGCGCAACTACCACAACGGCAAGCTACCTTGTAGTAGCTGGTGGTGCTGGTGGTGGATATTTTGGTGCTGGTGGTGGTGCGGGTGGTTATCAAACTGGCACAACATCACTTAGCACAACACAATCATATACTGTTGTTGTCGGTTCTGGTGGTGCTGCTGGCACTTCCTCGTCAAATAATGGAGTTAATGGATCAAATTCGCAATTAGGAACATTAACCGCTTCTGTTGGTGGTGGTTACGGTGCTGGAAACGTAGGTACTGGTGCTAACGGTGGTTCTGGTGGCGGTGGAGCAAGAAATAATTCTGCTGGCGGTACTGGAACATCAGGTCAGGGAAATAATGGCGGTTCTGGTATTAACGACGGCGGCAATTATTTTAACGCTGGTGGCGGTGGTGGTGCCGGAGGAGTTGGTGGCAATGCTATTGCTGTAGCTGGCAATACTCAAGGTGGTGGTTCCGGCGGTAATGGAACAGCATCATCTATTTCTGGATCATCTGTAACGTACGCTGGTGGTGGTGGCGGAGGTGGTTATGGCGCCAATGGAGGCCCTGGAGGTACTGGTGGCGGTGGTACTGGTGGCGGTGATGTGGGCTATGGAAAAGCCGGTCTTGGTACTAGCGGAACTGTTAACTTAGGTGCCGGTGGTAGTGGCGGTGCTAACGGCTATTCTGGCGGTGCTGGCGGATCTGGCATCGTGATTATCTCCTACGCAGCCCCACAGAAGTTCGGTGGCGGTACAGTCACCACTTCAGGCTCAAATGTTATTCACACGTTTACCACATCGGGCACACTAAGCCCATTGTCAACACCTTTAACAACAAGCTATTTAATCGTAGCTGGCGGCGGTGCAGGCGGTCCATTAGATGGCGGTGGCGGCGGTGCTGGTGGTATGCAAACTGGCTCTGGCGTTACAATTGACACTAACTCTGTTTATGTAGTTACTGTTGGCGCTGGTGGTGCTGGTGCAACATATCCTTCTTCTGGCGGTGCCTCTCCGGCTAATAGTGGTTCAAATTCATTATTTAGTGCTTATGTAACCGCATCAGTAGGTGGCGGCGGCGGCGGTAGTATGACAAGCAGTTTTTCTGTTCCCCAAAATGGTGGAACAGGCGGCTCTGGTGGTGGTGGTAGTTATGGAACTGGTGCTGTTGGTGGTTCTGGAACAAGCGGTCAAGGTAATAAAGGTGGTGATAACAACGGCCCCGCTGCTGGCGGCGGCGGTGGAGCTGGTGCTGCTGGTAGCAATGGTGTAAGCATTACACAAGGCGGAGCTGGCGGTAACGGTTTGCAATCTTCTATTTCCGGAACAGCAACCTATTATGCTGGTGGTGGCGGCGGTGCTGCAGATTTAGCAAGCACAACTCAAGCACTTGGCGGTCTAGGTGGTGGCGGTAATTCTGCTTACAGCAGAGCTAATAACGGTACAGCAGGAACTGCTAACACTGGCGGTGGTGGTGGCGGTGGTGTAGGCGGTTCAGGACTTACAGGTTACTCTGGCGGCTCAGGCATCGTGATCATCAGCTACGCTGGCTCACAGCAAATGGCGGGCGGAACAGTGACAAGCGTTGGTGGCAACACCATCCACACGTTCACATCGTCTGGATACTTAACACCGCTCAAGTTAGTTCCTAACTCACTAAGATTCCGCGGCTCTTCTGTAAATGCGTATTTAAACAAAACTTGGTCTTCTACTCCAACAAGCACGACAACGGCAACATTTTCTTTCTGGTTTAAAAGAGGAAAAATGGGGTATTTGCAGTCTATTATTAGAACAGATACTTCAGTTACTTCAACCGTTAGATTTGAGTCAAATGATCAGTTGACATTCCAAATAAGCGCAAGTAACGGAAGTTCAAACACAGTTAGAACAACTGCTGTTTATCGTGATCCAGCAGCTTGGTATCATATTGTTTGGGGTATTAACACTGCAACTGGTGTTTGGAATATTTATGTAAACGGAGTTCAAGTAACTGCATTTGCAGTAAATAGCCCAACTAGCGGAAGTGCTGCTATATTGTTTACTGGTAACGGTAACACAACATATATTAACGGCACTGGTGGCGATTATGTAGACGGCTATCTTGCTGAAGTTAATTTTATTGACGGACAATCTTTAACAGCAACTAGCTTCGGTGGCTACAACTCCTATGGTGTATGGCAACCTGCTACCTACGGTGGCTCTTATGGCACAAACGGCTTCTACTTGCCGTTTACCAACAAGACCTCCACGACCACTTTGGGCTATGATTTTTCCCCTAACGGCAACAACTGGACTACGAACAACATCAGCCTAACAGCTGGTAGCACGTATGACAGTATGACCGACGTACCAACGCTAACCAGCGCAACGGCTGCGAACTATTGTGTGTTAAACCCATTAGACAACCGTGCTTCAGCAACAATAACAGATGGTAATTTAAGCTTTACTACTGGAAGTGCTACTGGTGGATTAGTTGTTGGAACAATGGCAGCTTCATCAGGAAAATGGTATGTTGAATTTACTCCAACATCAAGCGTTGCTAATGAATGTTTTTTTGGCATAGAAAATATTGCCTATCCATTAACATCTGCTGATGCCTATATTTTGGGTAACAATGCAACAAGTTACGCTTACAGAAATAGCGGTTTAAAAGTAAACAATGGTTCATCTACATCTTATGGAGCATCTTTTACAACTAGCGATGTAATTGGTGTTGCTCTAGATTTAGATGCTGGAACATTGACATTCTATAAAAATAATACAAGTCAAGGCGTTGCATTTACGGGCATTTCAGGAACATACAGATTTGGCTCAAATGACGGCACAGGCGCTGGTAGTATTAGTGGAGCTGTCAACTTTGGTCAACAAGGTTTCAAATACACACCACCGTCTGGCTTCGTAGCCTTGAACACGTACAACATTTAAGGAAATAATATGCCAACACCAACAATCCCAGCGGGCAATTTGTATATGAACGCTACTACCTATACGGCTGCTGGCGTTCAAACAATCACTAATGGAGTGGCAGGACAATCGTTTCAGCCCGATTTAATTTGGACAAAAACAAGAAGTACATCAGGAAACAACTTGTTAATAGATTCTGTTAGAGGTGCAGCAAATTATCTTATATCAAATACAACAGGGGCAGAAGGTACTGATAGTGGATATGTAACATCATTTAATTCAAACGGATATAGTTTGGGTGGTAGTAACTACGCTAGTGGCACTATTGTAGGCTGGCAATGGAAAGCAGGTGGCACAGCCGTCAGCAACACAAACGGCTCGATTACCAGCCAAGTAAGCGCAAACACAACAAGCGGATTTAGTGTGGTTACTTACACCGCCCCTTCATCAGGACATTCTGTATTTACCTTTGGTCATGGTTTAGGTGTTGCCCCATCTTTAGTTATATCAAAAAGTAGAAGTGCGGCAACAGATTGGAGCGTTTATCATATAAGTACAGGTAATACCCAAGGCTTGTATTTAAATCAAGCATTAAATGCCCAAACTTCTAGCGCATTTTGGAATAATACATCCCCAACATCATCTGTTGTCACTATTGGAACGGGGCAATTCGGTGCAAGCGAGACTTGTGTGGCATACTGCTGGGCTCCAATCGCTGGCTATTCTGCATTTGGCAAGTACACAGGCAACGGCTCGGCTGATGGTCCATTCGTGTATACTGGCTTTAGACCTAGATTTATTGTAATTAAATCAACTGGAGTTGAGGATTGGAGAATGTTTGACACCTCTCGTTCAACATATAATATTCAAGGTGCAACCCTGTACCCAAATACATCATCCGCAGAAAATGCTGCACAGTTAATTGATATAAACAGCAATGGATTTAAATGCAGGACAACTGATGGTGCTGTCAATGGTAGCGGTACATCTTACATTTACATGGCATTTGCCGAAAACCCATTCAAATACGCTAACGCACGTTAATTAACAAGGAAACACAATGTCACATTATGCTAAAGTCGAAAACGGTCTAGTAACTCAGGTTATTGTTGCAGAGGCTGATTTCATTTCTACCGGCGCTTTGGGCGATCCAGCAGCCTGGGTACAAACATCTTACAACACCCGTGGTGGCAAACACTACGGCCAAGATGGACAGCCTGACGACCAAGAAGCCTTACGTGCCAATTATGCTGGAGTGGGATACACCTACGATCCAACTAACGACGTATTCTACACACCACAGCCGTTTCCAAGCTGGACTATCACAGCGCCTGATTGGACATGGACACCTCCAACACCATATCCAAACGATGGCAATCAGTACACATGGGACGAGGACAATAAAGCATGGACGCTAGTTGCCTAACTATGTCCGAAATGATTGATAAGAACGAGGCAGCCCTATCTGCCCACGAACAAATTTGTGAAATCCGCTATGAGGCAATCTGCGCTAGACTAAAACGTCTAGAGCAAATTCTGATTGGTTCTGCAGGTTTTATTATGGTTACCCTTATTGCCATCGTTACTAAGATACACTAATGTTTGGCATAGACGATATTGTCAGCGCTGGTTTAAAGATTATCGACAAGGTAATCCCTGACCCTGCCCAAAAGGCACAAGCCCAAATTGAGCTCACCAAATTGGCTCAAGAGGGCAAACTGGCAGACATCCAGGCTGACATTACCGAGGCCCAAGAGCTTACCAAACGGCTACAAGCCGACACAAGCAGCGACTCTTGGCTCGCTAAAAACATCCGCCCCATGACG